TCCCAATGTAATGACATGTTTCAAGTATGGTTCTTTTTCTCCAAATCGCCAAAAAACACTGCCAATTTGTGTAACGTTGTCTCCCAGCACTTTTGGAAATTGCAACTCGCTTAATTGTTTGCAGAGCTCATCACTGAGTAAATCACGTCTCTTCTTCAGTTCCAGTTTATTTATCGAAGAAATATCACCCAAGTATGTCTGAAACAACCGCTGTGCTCTTCCGGCAAAATCGAAAACTTGATGGTCGCTTGCTGGAGTTGATGTATAGACCAACGAAATATCACTAACATCTATTCTGCTTCCTTTTGGAGGATGAGGCATGAGACCAAATGCATACTTGGCCCAATTGAATACGGGGTACATGATATTGACTCTTTTCTTTGCATCTTTTTGCTTCTCTTCATCGCGTTGCAGTTTGGTTTTCACGGCTTTTAACACAATTTCTTTCGTGAACTTTACATACGTCTTCTTGGCCAAAGGAAAATCTCCGTGGGAAGAATTGGCCTCAATATCGTATGCTAAGATGGTGAATGGAGCTGTCCTTTCTGAGGATTGTACACCTAGCACACTTTCACAAGATGCTACGACACTTAAAGATGCCCTGGACAATTTGGGGTTTCGACGAAACGATGTAATGCGAAGGTACCCACTCGGATTGATTTCGCGTTCATGAAAAAATCGTAAAATAGGATCTAAATTGGACTCGTACAGTTTGAATTGGACACGGGAAGTGTCGTTCACATTATCATCTACGTCATAGATAGAGCTACAATCGATTTCTGCTTGGTCAAGAAACGTCGCCATTGCTCGTCTAGCCTTCTCTGACGTGAAAAAGAGCTGCAGGAACGGTTTCTTCTTGCCAAATTGATGACCATGAAACTCTGTTTTATGAATGACTTTACTTCGAAGTTGTCCTTTGGAATCAAAAACGACCATATCCGATTGGACATTGTAGGACAAGTAAGATGCAAAGAGGCGAACTAATTCCTCTTGTTTTTTGTCGGATGACTTCTCAAATGAGGACTTGAATTCACAAGGTAATGCCACGAAGAAGTACGGCTGAAAATCATCGACGCGAACCAGAACACTTTGTCCTTCCACAGTTTTGCCCGAAATCTCAATTCGAAACGTATTTGGCAACTTCGCCGGTCTTTGTTGACCATACACGAATTCTGGTGTTGACGACTCGTCATGTTCGACATACCAGGATAAGGCATTGAATATCAGATCAGATTGCATTTCTTATTTTGATAATCTTTATTGCAATGAAGACTCTTATATTGGTGTGCCAACATCATTTTTTTTGGAAAATACCGTTGTATATTTACTCATCCAATTCATAGCCCAAAAAGGTCAAAATATGACATCTCAGGTCATAGGAACGGTTGATAAAATATTCAGGATGAATCAAGTAATCAATGAGTACACATTCGTTAAGCAGGATAGAAATGTTTTGTTCACGAGGACAGGATTTAGAAAAACATAATTTGGTATGATATAGTCTATTTTTGGTATCTATCAATTGTAAGTATGTATTTATGTCAGGTGGAATGTTTTTGGAAGCAAGAATAGATTTTAAGAATCGATAATTATCAAAGAGTTCTTCTAATTCCGTCTCATCAAGAACTAGTTGTGTTGAAAACGCATCTACTAATTCATCCATCTTTTTACATTCAAAATAGAGACAAGCTTTTAAGTTGAGAACTTTTCAAAGAACTGCTGTCGTTTTAGTTTTACGTACGCGCTTCCAAACTTTTGCAAAGAATGTGGTTCCGTGGAACCGATACATCCCTTTGAGCTGACGACTTTGGCATTTGCTTTCGTTGTTGACGAAGAAACGACATCATTATTTGTGACAACCTTTTTCAAAGTAAGATCGCTTATTGTCATGATTCTCGGGTCTTTTTCAGAATTGGTTATACTGTGTCTACCGTCCATTTATAGTACTCTGTTTGAAATTGTGATATTTCATGTCAATGTACTTAAAAAATATATTTGTCCTATAATAAATAACTATGTGCACGATTCTTGTAATTTTAATTCTGACAATCTTTCTTTTGACATATTGTCTTTTCAACCGAAAGAAAGCAACAGAAACGTTTGTATCTGAACGAAAATGTGACATTGACGTAACTGACAGACCCGTTGAACATGTCGCCGAACACGTTGCCGAAAGACCTATTGAACACGTCGCAGAACACGTCGCCGATCACGTCATCGATCATCATGTGGAAAAACACAATGATCATGCCGTCGAGCACGTGGTCGATCACGTTGACAAAGTAAAAGAAAGACCAATTGTTCATGCCACGCCTAACTCAGCTCATTCTTCGGATGCAGTGAAACACCAAAAAGATAATGCTACAACTCCTAAGTTTCCTGACTTGAGCAAGTTCGTCCTGAAATCGAGCATAAAACCATGCCCTGCTTGCCCTGTTTGCCCCAAGTGCCCATCATGTGAACCTCTCCGAAAGGCCGAACTTTCAAAGTATATTCTCAAAACAGAAGTGCCACCTTGTCCTCGTGTTGCAAATGTCAAAAAAATCGCCGATGCCAAAAAAGCCGCAAATAAGGAAACTATGTTCTCCGTCTTTGCATCGGATTCCGAAAATCCGAAAAACCGTGCTACCTTAGCATCTTTACCGGCGGCAAAATGTGTCCCCGCTCCTGTTGACCTTGTCGGCTTCGAACCACCATATACATATGACGAGCCAGCAACGGTTTCTGATTTAGGACATGATTTGTTTCGAAGATTAGAATCTCATGATTTGGATGTAAGAAGATAGTTGACTTCTAGCTAACATAATCATCGGCTCCTTATAGTGGATCGCATTAAAATGTTTTTATCATATTTTTATGTTCACAGCGTTTATCATAGCTTTTAATCCTGCAAAGATCAATCATGATTACTAATCAGTTTCTGACCAAGATACAAACAATCGAGACCAATCGAGACAATGAGGAGACGTTATCCATTGCGCACTTTCTTATGCATTGTTTACATAAGAACATGCATTCTGTCACGTGTTAACACAAGATACGCTTTGTCAATGCCAACATACTCTTCATTGGAAGTATCTCTCCCTCTGTATTGTCCTGCAAGTGCTTCATCCAGTTCTGCTTGTCTTTTTTCAGACTCATCATACATCTCTTCCCATTGGGTTGCGACAAAGGTATCGAGCGCTTGAAGACGAGGTGTATTTTCTGTGTACACCATCGCAAGCAAGTACTGAGAGATTCTGTCAAGCATCTTTTGTTCTTTACCAGGACGGTAGCGCTTGTGTTTGAACTTCTCCGTTCCCAACATGATGCGGCTGTAAAACTCAACAGCCTCTGAGTCCGTTACGACATCATCGTTTGCTTCATGGACTGTTTTTTCTCCTCCCTCAAGTTGATCCGCAGTTCGTTTGGACGAGTTTTGCATTATTTGAATCTTGTTCACTTGGAATTGTGAGCCGCGTATCTCGATGCTATGATACATGTGATAATAATCACATCGCTGATGACCACTCATATTAACCACTATTATTTTTATTTATTGTCATGCGCGTCATGCAGTAAGGGAAAAACCAGAGTAAAGGCATCGGCTGATAATCTTATCATGATTATCTGGCAAAGATCTTATGCGACATTTTGGTATCTTCAATGATGGATCCCTTATCAAACACGATTTTCCTATCTACCAAAGAAAGAAGTGAAGTGTCATGTGTAATGATGATTAATGTCGACCTCTGTGAAATATATTTTATCATCGCGAGAACTTGCCTTTTACTCACCTCGTCAATCGCAGAGGTTGGTTCATCCAAGATGATGATTCGGTGAATATTTAAAGCTACGCGAAGCAAAGCAACAATTTGGCACTGACCTCCTGAAAAGTATGACCCATTCTTACCAGATAGTTTATGCATTCTTTCCTTGAACAACATGGAAATATCATTTAAATTTGCATCGTTGAGAATCTGGAGGATTTCAGATTCAGAAATTTGACGTTTTGATCCGAAACATATGTTTTCATAAAGTGTCCTATTAAACAGTCTGGATTGCTGGGGAACATAGCGAATAGTGTCTCGCAATTTTTCTCTTGACAAACTACGAATATCATGTCCTTCTAAATAAATTTGTCCAGATGAAATTTGATGCAATCGGACAAGTACCTTTGCAAATGTTGTCTTTCCACTTCCAATTTGTCCAAGTATGGCCACTTTTTCCCCTTCTTGGATTGACAAGTTTATGTCTTTTAAGATAGGAGTCCTCATTACGTCAGCAACGTTTTCATACACGACTGAAACATTTTTAATTTGAAGCAGCGCATTTGCATGACTCTTTTGAAAGAAATTATCATCCTGGTTAACGACTGGAACATGAAAATATTGTTCGATAGTTGCAAAATGTCCCATCATGTGTATTACATTGGCGCAATCACGAAAATAGGAACTTGACATTTTCAGCATTGTAAAAATCAAAATAAATGTACTAATAAACGACGCCAAAGGAATAACGTCGACGCTATACAAGTAAAAGGAGACGCCGACGAGTGTAGTAAACGAAATCATGAAGAGAATAGACATTAAAACCCTATAGGTGAGGCCGCATTTCAGTGATCGCTTCTGAGCGTCCATAGCCTTTTTGCTTTCTCGTAGCAAATAATCGGTTTCTTCCGTTTCTTTGTTTGATGTAAATATAATCATCAAATTCTGCAACGAATCTTGAATCGACTCTTGCATGTTGTCAAACGATACTTCTCGTTCTTGTGACAGTTGACTACAATTCTCAGAGAAAAAATAAGTACAAATGCTGATCGCTAATCCGTTACAAAGAAAAATTAGCCCTAATGACCAGTGACAGTAGAAGAGATATCCAGTCAAAAACAAAATACTTGCACCATGTACAAATACGAAAATTTTAATTCGATAAAAGAGGTCGGTGACAAAGTCAGGAAATTTGACGAGTTTGCTAATTACATTTCCTAATTCAATTTCTGCATAATTTCCCTTGTTTTTCGCCATTGTAAGACGAATGAGCTCTTCACGACTGAAATCTTGAAGTGCAGGAATGATTTCCGTGTCAAGAAGATGATTCGCTATTTCAAGTGCCTGAAAGATCGCCCAGACAAATAGCAAAAGGAGTAGCATGTACATGTTTTCTTGAATAATCACATAAGCAGATGAAGAAGCAGAAGATTTCAAATTATTAATTAGTAAACCATAAATGTGTGGTATAGCTATATTCTGAAGTCCGACAAGTACTAAAATGACAAGGTAAACAGAAAACAAAACAGGATAGAGCGAAATGAATCGCCACGCTTCCGATACATAGTTTTGAATTGCAAACATACTATACTCATCATATATTTTTAACAATAAAAAACGGTGCTGATGTTCTCTTATCTCCCTTGAATCAATTCATTGCTTTGTGATACTAATTGAAGCCAATCTTCACGTTGCCTTTCTATTTCCTCATAGCTTCTCGAAACGAATTCGTCAATATTCCTTTGAACCTTGACAAATTTAAAACGGCGTTGTTCTTTGAATTCACTCAGAAACTCATCATGATGCGTTTGAATCCAACATAACATGATTTGAAGGTCCTCTTCATTGCAATTCTCATCATCCAGCTTTGAAAGAGGAGAATTTTGCAAGATAAATTCCCGAAGTTCCATATCCTCTTTCGGGTCATGAATGCGCTTCACAAGATCGAAAAAGTATATATCGAGTGATTCCCTCAAAGATGTTTTCATTACTTGGACAATTTCACTCATTTCGCTCACACATTTGACATCTTCAGGAATGCCAAGATTCCGAAATTTCTGGAAGTGGTAAATCTGGAGCACTGTTGAGCGCAAATCATCGAAAGAAGGAAGCATGCAAGTTTCTTCCATTAAGGAATGCGTTTTAAGCAATGTTTTCAATCTTTCTGCCATGCTTTCATAATAATTTCGTTCCGGTAGCTGAGCGATTGACTGTGACGAATGTGAAGAATGAGTCAATTGCATCTCGTCCAATTGCATCTCGTCCTCTGATGGCCGATCATGAATATCCATGTCACTGGATGGTAGTGTTGGCAAATTGTGAGTGACTGTGTGCAGAGGCAGCTGTGTTTTCAAAATATCAATATTTCGTACAAATGCTAACACGATTCGACGAGCAGATGACAAAGAATCGAGGTGCAAGTCTTCTTTCTTCAAACGCTCAAAATATTGAAAACCAATCTGCATATCATCGCCTTCGTAACCACCGCTTCGGATAAGAAAGTTGAAGTTATACTGAGAAAATGTCAAAAGTTTTCCATTATAATACACTTGCGCTGATTTTCCGGATGCATTAGACTGAATTTCAAATGAAGTGAAAACACACTCTGATATTTTTTTGGCAAAATATTCCATTTCATGTGTCTGTAGTGACGCTTCTGGACCCGCTTTTCTGCTTCCGCTTTTCATCTGCTTTTTTCTTAGTATTGAAATTGTGAGGGCATGTCATGGCTTGTTTTAATACCTTTGTTTCTATAGCGCGTAAGATTTCACTACTTGTCACATCTGGCTGCAGACCATACATGTTCACCAATGCTCTCTTAATCTTGTCATCTGTATTCAAGTGATTTGATGTGCGCATTCCAAGTGCAAGTTCATGGACAAAGTAATCTTCGTCGTCTTTAACGACCATAGAACCGGTGGTTTTGAAATGTACAATGGTACCGTCTACTTTGTCAATAATGTCAACAATATGCTTTTCAAACAAAATTATTTCATCATCGAGTGTCATGATGACGACGTTTTCATTATCAACGTTTGACTGGGAAGTCATTTTAGGCTTTTAATACTATTAATTAAATAAAATCATTTTTTCTTTATATTACTTTTGTCTATTTTTCAGAAATCTACTTTGTCTACGAGTCGTCACTGTCTTCCGAATCAGATCCAAAAAGCCCCTGCCTTATATCCTCCTCGGAAATTAGTTTGGATACAACAGCAGCCGACTTCTGTATCTCCTCAACACTGTATTTATATATCCGATCTTTCATAAATGTTTCAAGTTTTCCACGCACATGTCCCGCAAAAAGAGAGTTTCCGGAAGAATATTTTGTGTATTGTACTTCTTTATCAGATTCAATTTCAATGAAAAGTGTGAATACTCTTTGACCAGAATCAGATTTTCCAAACACAATACTCATGCGCAAATGTCCC